ATTGGGGTAATATTAAAGGAGTTGATAATTATAAATGCGTTGTTAATGACGAGAAATTTTCAATAGGCGAGTGTAAAAGTAAAGGAACTTCATATGAAGCTGCTGAGTCCTTGCCGTGTTTTAAGCAATGTGGTTACTTAACCTCACGTAAAAAATCAATTAAATCTCAAGTTGCACTACTTACTTATCCATATGCCTTAATTCAAAGAAATTATGTTGAGCAACAACAGCAAGGCAAAGGCAAAGGCTCTCCATTTCCACAAAGAGATTTTGTAGTTTGCGATGAAGCTCATAAATTATTAGATATTGTACAGAGCCACTTTAGCCCAATTGTATCAAAGGAGATTGTAAAGAAGGCTGAAAAACTATTGGAAGGACTTGGAGATATTGGACAAACTGTACCAAAAATAAATCTTGAAAGACTTGAGAAAATAATAGACCGTATTTATGCAGATGATGATCAAGCAAATTTACTTAAACTGTTAAGAGAAGTTACTAAAGTACTTGGTGAAGTTATGAAGGCAACTAGCCCTCTTAGGGAAAATGCATCAGCTGAATTTACTGAAGGTAGCGTTCCACTTGAATGGCTTGCTGTTTTTAACCTAGCAGACTGGTGTAAAGACGTCCACTGTAAACTTCAAGACTATTGCGAAATTGTTGGAAAGGTTGGGGTTGAAAAACTAATTAAGAACCCTGGAGAAAAAGCCTTGGTTTTTAACTGCATTGACGAGTACTATCTTTTAAAGAAACACTTCTATACTAAATTTGGGTTTAAGTTATTAATGACTGCCACTATGGGTAATCCTAGTGACTTCATGCGAAATCACGGTATCAAGTCAGCCAAGTACTTTAAAATAGAGAGCCATTTTAACTGGGAAAAGTCACCAATCATTTTTTATCCAGGTAAAAAAATGTCAACCAAATTCCTGGTTGATAATATGCAATGGGCGATTGATACGGTAACCAGAATTGTCCGAGAGCACTCTGAGGACTCTGGGATCATTCATTCCGGTTCATATGAATTGAATACTAAGATTTGGACAGGGCTTCCTAAAGATGTTAAGAAACGCATTTTACTCTATAAAGGATCTGAAGAAAAGGACCAAGCTCTAAAGAAAATGAGCAAAAAGAAAGGGCTTGTATTAATGGGACCTTCTATTCTAGAAGGTTTAAATATGGTAGACGATCAGAGCAGATTTCAAATTTTCTTAAAGGTTCCATATCCGCATCTTGGAGATAAGTATGTTGCGGCTAAGCTTGAATATTCGCAAGCCTGGTATAACTGGAAAACTTCAATTGCAGTATTACAGGGAGTAGGTCGGTCAATTCGTACGCCAGATGATTGGGCGGTTACCTATTTACTGGATGGGTGCTTTGCTGATCTTATGAAGTCAGCCGGCGATCAATTTCCACCAGAATTTAAAGCCAGATTGAAAGTAGAATATAAATAACCCTAAACACTAGGGAACTTTCATGTCTATACTTAACTGGGAACTATATCACCAAACTAAAGAAGTTAGTAGGATTCATACTGATTTATTATTTGAAGCAAAGAAACCTGAAACCTTTGAAAAATTTGCAAGTAACCGATTAGCTGGAGCAACCAAAATTTCCGAAAATGCAAAAACAAAAGGTGGAGACTCTTTATTAACATATCATCACTTTAAGGTTAAATTACCATATTATAAAAAAGCGGCAGCTGGTAAATTCAATATGGAAGAGGCTAAAGCTGAACTAAAAAAATTACACACTTATCTGCATACAATCCTTGATAAATTTGAGGCAAAGGATCAAATTCCATTTCAACAAGTAATGGGAAAGATTGAAGCGGTTGGAGAATTAATTATTAAACACCATGAAATACATTAAAATTTTTGAAGATTTTGATCTAGATAAATTTCTAGAAAATCCTGATAAAGAATTAGCAGACGACAATTCTCCTGAAATCAATATTGGCAATTACGTTGACTCATACAGAGGTAAGGGTCGAGTTGTTGATATGGACGATAGTTTTGCAACAGTTGAATTACATAATTCAAAAGGAAATCGCGTAAAGGTTCCACTATTTGCCCTAACTAAAATTTCAAGTGATACAATTGAAACAACTAAGGTTGGAGATTCTAAAGCTGAACTGGCTGAGCTTGTTAAACAGGGTACTGAATATTTAGATTACCTTGAATCAGTTGAGGAATATTCAGATGATGAAGACTCATTTAGTGGTCAAATTAATTTTGATACGTTATTGAGCTTTATTCAAGATACAGTAGTTGAGGTAATTTCAATTAAGAATAATGATACTGCATACGATTCATATAATGACTATCATCATTTGATTAATATTGTTGCATCACTTGCTGATGTAATTCAAGCAGTAAGACCTGACTTAGCTGATGAAGTTGATGCAGCTCTTGAAAATTTTCCAAGCTAATATGAAACTACAAAGATTTAATCAATTTATAAATGAAAATGATCAAGCTGATAAGCTTGAAAGACTTAAACGCTTAGGGCTAGTTAGTAATACTGCAAAAGACGTATATGAAATCCTAATTGCTGAAACAGGATTAGAAGATTTTATGACACTAGAAGGGGATTCTATTCGGTTTAGATATGATTGGTCAATTGATGCAGAGGGTCAATTTAATTTTGACAAGCATGACATTCGTAAATTAGGTATTGAACGAGACTTTTTTGGACTGATTGATATAGTTTTAGATTTTGATAAAATGATGATTACTGTTGATTCTGATGTTAATCAAAAAGATCTTGATTTTAATGATGGCTTTAGCAACGAAGGTCCAATGTCTGACTATGTAACTGTATTAGATGACTATTATGGAAAAGAGTCAACTGGCCCAGCCAGTACACAAGAGATAGCAGATGACCTTGTAATGATGTTTCAGGTTTGGGACCATCAAGAAGACCCATTTGGAATTTGGGCAGAAATTAACGAAATTATTGAAGAAGAGATTAAGAATAGGCTTGAAAGAGATAATGATGACTCTGATGAAGACCTGTAGTATTTAAGGTTTCACCCCAAAGTGGTGAACTTTGCCTGATAAATAATAAAAAAATCAAGAATAATGGCAGACATCGCACAACAATTTGCTGGATTACCTATTGAAGATCTTATTGTATCTCCAATCGTCGGTATGGCAAAAGGACAAGCAAAATTAAACGACGTAACCTGGAAATATATTTCAGAAGTTGCATTCGTAACTGACAAAGACGGTAAAACTCAAGCTCGCTCTTTAGACGTTGAAATGAACCGAGTAGTAACCGATGGTACTACTGGTGAACAAACAGTTCAAACTCTTTATTCAAAAGTTCCAATGTTACCATTGGTTCCACTTCCTTCATTGGCTATTACTTCAGCTGATATTGAATTTACAATGGAAGTTAAAACATCTGAAGTAGACAAGTCAAGCGAAGATAAAGAGGGATCTTTTTCAGCTTCTGCTTCTGGTGGATTTTGGGGTATGAAATACTCGGTGAGTATGGCAGGTAAAGTTGCAACTCACAAAGAGAACACACGTAGTACTGATAACTCAGCAAAATACAATGTAAAAGTACATGCTGAACAATTACCAGCAACTGAAGGTATGTTGAAATTATCTGATTACTTAACTCAAATGTTAGAGCCATCTTTAATTCCACTTACTGTTGATCCACAGTCTAAGTAATTAGAATAAGTAGATTTAACTAAAGAGGCTAGCTAAACACTAGCCTCTTTTTTTATAAACTAATTATCCTAATCTAGTATAATACAAAAGGAGTTTAACCCAAATAAGTATGGCAAGATTAAATATTGAAGAGTTAGTTGGAGGTTTATTAGAAGCCGCAATGGTAGCTCAAGGAATAAGCGAAAGACAACACATTAATGCTCTTCGTAACTATTTTAATGAAGACGGTACGCCTAAAACTACTACATTTAAAATAGGTGAAAGAGAATTAATTGTGCCTCTTTATATTATGGCAGACCATTCTTCAATTGGACTTGATGAATTAGATATTGAATTTGAAGCTAGGCTAATATTTGGAAATAGCGATAAAGAGGTCTCAGATCTTAAACGCTCCTTACTTGGAATATTTAAGAAAAAAGGCTATGACCATAATATTAATGGAATTGAGGTAGATTCAGGTAAAAACACAGATGGTTCTGGAATGTCAAAAATTCGGGTTAAATTCAAATCAGATACTAAACCAGAAATGGTTGCTAGACTAGTTGATGCATATATTCAAAAACTTGATGATTCCTCAAATCCAACCCCATAATTATGGCTTTACCTTGTCCAGCATGTAGAACACCGCTTGGTATTGATTTGGCTTTTATAATGAAGCATCCAGTATCGGTTTGCCCAAACTGTCAAATAATTTTAGACTTTTCAGTAAATGATGAAATTAAGAAGAAGTTTAGTGCAGCCATGTCAGAGATTGATGATATTAAAAAGAAATACAAGAGTATTGCAAAATTTGGATAAATTAACAAATAAATTATGACTACTAAAGTAACAGTTACCGTTGAGAAAATAAAGGAATTAGTAGAGCAATTCCCAAATGATATGCAATTAGGAGAAGCTGTCCGTAAGCTAATTGTTCATGGAATTGATTCGAGTGTACCAGATAAGTCAAATATAATTACTAAAACTTTTGACTATAGTAAAAGTAATTAGGTTTAGTATAAGGTTGATAAATAACCTAAAATTATCAAGGCATTTTGAATATTCTTAATTTTAATGACTTTTTACTGCTTGAGGCTAGTCTATCAGAGCATGCAGATAAAAGAATAGACCAACGTATTAAAGACAGCTTAAAAGACGGCACGGTTATTGACTTTCCAAATATTGCCCGTAGAAAAATTGCACTAACTGGCAGATCACTAGCTGATGTTTCAAATGAAGTAACTCAGCTAATCAAAGACGAGTTTATGCGTCGTCTTAAAAATAGAATAGAGCGCCCAGATTTTCCAGACGGTAATAGGGTTGTTGTATTATTGGATCCACAATTAAAATGTGGCCGTGATTCTTTTCCAATATCGGTATCAGTAACATCAGAAAAAGAAGTAGTCGATAATAAGACTAATAAAAAGGTAATAATTAAACGCACATATACTGGAGAAAGATTATGTATCTATATTGCAAATAATGTAATGACTACAGTTAAAGTATTACCTGTAAATTATACAGATATTGATATTGAAAAAGATTCAAAAAAACATTTTGATAATAAAAAAGTTGAAGCCGGTAATATTACAGTATTATCAGGTGACTCTGACTATGTTATTGAATTAGGTAAAACTGGCGAAATTAATCATCATACTGGTCAAATATACACAGGTCATGGTATTGTTACTGAAAAGGAATTTGCATTAACATCAGGTCGACATATTAAAGTAATTATTCCATTTATTGATAAGGAAAACTTAACTGAAGTTGAAGTATTATCAGTAGTTAATCGAGAATCTGCTAGGGCTGATAAATTTATTAAAGTTGATGTTGCTTTAGCTGACGGTAGGAAAGTTCCTAAAACGCTAAGAGCTGCAGATCAAATTTCACTACCAGTTGGCCCAGATGGTAAATGGCAAAACTGTCAAATTGCAGATAGTCTTTTTGTAGACTATGCAAATCGCGGAGGATCATTTTCGCTTAAATATAAATAACTAAAAAATATACGCACGTAATGAGTAAAATTATTAAATCATATCCAGAGTTTTTGGCTGAAAACTTAAACCAAAATGAAGGCCTTAGGGATATTGCAAAAAAAGCAGTTGGCTCAATTAAAAAATTCTTTGGAAATGGCGCAAACTATTTAACTGCATTGGCTGCCCAAATTAGTGGAAAGCAGTCAAATGATGGTGCGGATGGTACAATTCCATATGGTGTAACAATTTATCCAGCGTCAATTGATTTACAAAAAGTTGGAGCTGATAATAACTATTCGCCGGAAAGTCTTGACGAAAATTTAGTAGATGAAGAAGCGGTTCCGTTGGAAGCTGGCGAAAGCATTGGTGGAGTTAGAAATGTTGACTATGATGGTTTAATGAGAATTGTTAAACGAATTGCAAACAATCCAGATAAAGGAGAAGAAGCACCACTTATGATTTGGGGAGCTCCAGGTATTGGTAAAACTGCAATTGTTAAACAGGTTCAAAAAATGCTAGGTGGTAGAATGATTGATGTTCAATTAACTACTTATGCACCAGAAGATTTCTTTTTACCAGTAGTTGATCCAGCAACTAACGATAATATAATGAGCCGTCGAGCTTCAAGGGTTCCACAAAAATGGTTACCTGTATATAACGAAAGCGAAGGTGAAGAAGGAAATGCAAAAGCAAATGGTCCAGATGGAATGGGCGGAATGATATTTATGGATGAGTTATCTAGAGCATCTGAAGCAATTAGAAATATTGCCCTAAAATTTGTATTAGATAGAGAATTAGACGGAGGTTGGAAATTAGGAAGCAAATGGACAATATTTGCAGCATCTAACCGTCAAGAAGATGATTTAACAAATTCTCAGGATTTTGGTACTGCATTAGGAAATCGTTTTCAACAGGTAAATTACGTTCCTGATACTAAAACTTATGGAAAATATGCATCATCTCAAACTGATTCAAGTGGGGTTGCTGTATTTGACCCACTTATTATATCGTTCTTACAGTGGTCTAAAGGTAAAGAATTTTTTCATAAAATGGATTCAAGAGCAGTTGCATTTCCTAGTCCAAGATCTTGGGAAAAGGCTGCAATTGCTTGGAAAAATTTAAAAAGAGAAGCAGAAGCAGAAGGTTATGACTTGACTAATAAAATGATTGAAGATGAAGCTCTTGCTCCAAATGTTGGAAAAGAAGCAGCTACTGCATTTATGGCATATTATCTTCTATCTAAAAAAATTGATCTAAAGAATCTATATAAGGTTTATACTGATCCAGATAATGCACCACTTCCATCAAGAACAAGAGGTGGGGATTCTGAATATGAATTGGATGTTGCATATATTTTAGCATCAGCAGTTGCATATGAACACCGCGGAAAGGAGTTAACTGAAACCGAATTGGAAAATTTAGTTAAATATGCAGTTCGTGTTAATAATTCAACAGTTGCAATGCAAATAATGGCAGCAGCTTTGGAAATTCATCCATATTTAATGGATTTAAAAAGTCAATCGTCTATTCGAATTAAATATTTGGAATTAATGATGGATGTTTTCTTAGTAGCATATCCAGGGTCTTCACAAGATATTAAAAACCTAACCGCGTAAATGAAAAAACTTCTATATTGGGAAGACTACGGCAAGTACTCAGAATTCACAAAACCTACTGGCCTAGTATTAGAATCCCAAGAGTCTGACCCTACTATGAAACGGGTAAAAATTAAAGTAGACTATGCAGTTATGGAAATTGCTGGTCAATATAAATTTTTTGCTGAACTTCTATATAAATTAAGAATCATTTATACTAGGCAAGTTAAAACTGCGGCAGTTGATGGAACTAATATGTTTATTAATCCAGAATTTTTTGATCCATTAACTGAACAACAAATAATATTTATTGTTTGTCATGAAGTTATGCACTGTGCGCTATATCATTTTGCTCGTATTCAAGGAAGAGATGGATTTAGATGGAATATTGCTGGAGACTATGAAATAAACTGGTTATTATCAGAAGACGGAGTCTTATCATATGATGAAATTAAGAATACTCTACATGGTATGATTGAAAAAAAATATGCCGGTAAAAATGCTGAACAGCTATATGAGGATCCGGAAATGATAATGCCTCCAAAACCAGAAGAAGGAGAAGGCGAAAGCGAAACTGATAGTACCCCCGGTGGCGGAGGTGGAAGTGGTGGAGAAGGCGGCGGAAAGAAAAAAGAAGTATTAAAACCGGGTAATATTATTTATGATAAAGCTAGTGATACTTATGGTAAAGTTAATTCAATTGACACAGTTAGTGGAGAAGTTGATTTTTCACCGCTAAGCAAGCAAGAAGCAGAATCTGAATTGAAAAAACTTAAAGCTAACTAATATGAAAGCAAAACTATCTGATATAATTAAATTAGTTAATCCAAATCAAAGCGGTAGCGGAGAAGGTGGAGGAGAAGGTGGAGAAAGCGCAGATAGCGTTAAAACCAAAACACTAGAAACACCAGAAAGCGGAGAAAGCGAAGGTTCTGGAGAAGATGGCTCTAATAAAGAAAAAGAAGGTGAAGGCCAACCAAATAAAGGAAAGGGCGGCAACGGCCAAGAAGGTGAAGGTCAAGAAGAAGCAGAAGGTGAAGGTCAAGGATCTGAGTCTGGGCCTATGGTTGATTCAGATAGTATCGGAAATGTAGGAAAGAAAACAACCGTTATCCGAAATGACGTACGAGCAGGAAAAAGTGGAGGTAAAGTAGTAGGAAGGGGAACCGGCGAAGTAATTTCTCCTGAAGAAGGAAGAAAAATTGCTAAAGAAGAAGGTTATGATGATAGGTCAGGCATAAATGAAGAAAAATGGAAAGAACTAAGTAGATCTGCTGCTCAAACTCATCTTACTCCACGTAATAAAAATAAAGGCGGTAAGGGCGGCGGCTCAATATATCAAAAAATTATGGAACTTACTGATCCAATTGTGGATTGGCGAGCTGAATTACGTAGGTTTATAGGTAAATTGGCAAGCTCTAGTGATTTTAAATTTCCAGCAAGAAGATCAATTGGTTCTGGAGATTATAGATATGGTATTAAATCTAAAAATAATGCTCTGGAAAATGGAGTAGTTGCAATTGACGTAAGCGGATCAGTTGCTGCGGCTTTTCCAGAATTTGCATCGGAAGTCGTTGGAATTGCTGCGGCTAAGAAAATAAAACAAATATCAGTTTTACCATTTGCAGATAGAGTAGTTGATCCAATTGTATTAAAGAATTTTAAAAAACCTCAACCTTCTGATTTTGAAAAGGTTAGAACTGGCGGAGGTACTGAAGCAATTCCAGACGTTATGCGCTGGATCAAAGATAATGTACGGGATCGCCCAGATTTTGTAGTTATTATAACGGATGGTCACTTAACGAATGGTTTGCCTGCTGCTCCTAAATGGGGTACCAAAACAATTTGGCTAGTGTTTGACCATAGCTCGTTTGATGTACCTCCAGGTTGGGGTCAAGTTATCCATGCAAAAGGAGATGAAAGATATTTTCGCTAAAACCTTTTAGTAAATCAGAGTTAAATAATACTGGAAACATAGAGCCTCGCTCTGTTCGTCTCGGGTTTACGAGCCCTTGAGTAATCAATAGAAGGTTACAATGAGATGAGCATAAAATAACATAACTCTTATGTACCAACAAAACATCACAACTAGTGGGTCTACTGCAGTTTACACAAGCTTTAGTAATCCACAACCATCTGCAACCATCACAAAGGGCAGAGGACGACTAAAAACCTACGGGTCAAATGTCTATTTAAAAGACGGTTCAAATTTTGAAATTGAACTCTACAATCCAAAAACAACATCAGTATTAGCAAAAATCTGGATCAATGGTCTTGCCTGCGGAAATGCAGGTATTGTACTAAGGCCTGGCCAAAGGGTCTTTCTTGAAAGATTCATTGATGTTGCTAAAAAATTCAAGTTTACAACGTATGAAGTTGATGACTCTAGCCAAACCAAATTAGCAATTGCAAATAATGGTAAGGTTGAAGTTCTGTTCTATGATGAATCTATTTCATATCAACCTCCGGTAATGCTTTATGGTAATACAATTACAACCAATTACTATAATCAACCTAGCACGTTAACTGTTGACGGAAGCGCTGGCGTCTTTACCTGCAGCTCAAGCATTTCAGCTAACTCAGTTGAGACGGGTATTGTTGAAAAGGGTAGAAGTTCTAAACAGCAATTTTCCAATACCTATGGTAATTTTAACTCATGGACTTGTGCAACCAGTACTTGGCAAATTTTACCAGAAAGTAAAAAACCAGTTGAAATGGGAGAAATTCGCTCCTATTGCACAAGCTGTGGAACCCGCCATAAAAAAGCAACTTGGAAATTCTGCCCTAATTGCGGAATTCCAGTAACTGAATAACAATTAGTCTTAAGCGAGGCTCTATTTGTTCCAGTTTGCAAGATAAATAAACTCAAATTATTTAATAAAATGGAAACAAGCCATAGTAAAATTTTAAGCTTTGAAGAGTTTACTCAATCAAATAGCAATCCAGAAATGGGAATTGAACCAGCAATGCAAGATTCACCAGAAATGGCAGAATTACCTCTAGGTAATGATAATGAACCAGCACCAGCTGAAGCTCCTGAAACTGGAGATACTGATAATGCTCTTTCTACTAATATGATGGCTGATACTGAGCCTAATATTGAAGTTGAACCAACTGAAAATGAAGCTAGCGCAGAAGACGCTACTCTTTAATTAAAAAAAGCAAGTTCACGCATAATGAGTACTCCAAGAAATCGAGGCACGCAAGAGGTTGATTCAATGATGAATGATATTCTTGATGCCTTAGACATTATCAAAGCCAAGTTGCCAAATGGTGAACTTAAAGTAATACAGGAAAGGATCGAAAATATTGAATCGTCTCAGGGCGATATGAAAGAAGATCTACGTAATATCCGAAAGCAATTACTTGATCCAGAAGATGGAATCATTGTCCGAGTAAATAAAAACACTGAATTTCGTAAACGAAAAGAAGAAGATGCTCGAGATTGGGCTAAAATATTGGAAGAACACCGAGAACTAATATCATGGAAAAGTACAGTAACTAAATTACTTTGGATTATTGTTACCGCAGTTGTAGGTATTGCCGTTGGTTTAATATTTAGATCAGCATAAAGAGTCTTCATTTTTTTTTTTTGAAAAGTCCCAATTCGTTGGGACTTTTTTTGGTTTATGTAGTATAATAATAACTATTAAACAAAAATATAATTATGGCAACATTCGAAGTAGACGTAGACGTTTCTGATATTTTAGATGAATTATCAAATCGCGAAAAGAAACAAATGTACGAAGAGTTAAAACATGAGCTTGAAGAGGAAGTTACGATTGAGGATCTGTTTGATACTGGAACAACCTACATGGAACGTGAAATAGGTCAGGCACTAGTAAAATTATGGGAGTCTCGTAATATGCTTACAAATTCTCAACGTGCCCGTATTATTGAAATGACGACTGAAAGTTTTGTTGAATAATGAAAGGCCCAGTACTTCATCATATTAAAGCAGTCTTTAGTCAAGAATCAAGTACCAATCCAGAAGATTGGGAAGAGCTTCATGTTGAAATGACATTTAATCCTGGAGCACAAGCTGGGTTCTTTACTCTTAAATCAAAACAATGGGCATGTGACTCAGTTGAGGACTTGGCTAAAATATTTGAATCAATGCAAAAAATGGCAAATGAAAATGAAACACTACTTTAAAATATTAATACTGCTGGCAATTGTCAGTAGTTGTAATCAACCAACTATTGAAAAGGTTATACTTGAAAAACATATTGTAGTTAAGGTATTTAAACAGGCCCCAATTGGAGTGCACGAATACTTATCACCTAAGTATTATGCAATACTTGAAAATGAAGATACTGTACCAGTAGGAGCACGAACTCAAATAGGCGATACTATTACATACAAATATATTAAATATGATAGAGCTTCGAATTAGTGAAGATGCAATCCATAGAGATGCAATCAAAGAAAGAGCACTACACTATCTTGAGAATTATCAAGGGTTAGATATTGTGAAGTATTTAGAATTTCATGGAACTGGCCTAATCTTATCAGATATGGTACGTTTATATGGAGTCAAACATGTAGTTAATCATTTGACTATTATGATTAATGAATTAAATTAAAAGAACAATGAAAAAACTAATTTTTATACTAGCAATTGTATTATCAAATACAGTAAATGCGCAAACTCAGTTTGCTGATCATGTCCAGCCAACTTTCGCAAAGGATACATTATATTTACTATGCGATGACCCACTTTCAAATTTAATCCATCGAATCTGGTTAAAGGACACTAGCTGGAAAGGTATACGACCTGTAATAAGTTGGGTAGAATCTGATCAATTGAAACTCATTAAATCAAATTATGAGTTTGCAAATAAACACAGAGATCAATCAATTATTGCAATCGTTAATTCTCCAGGAACATGGATAGTGTATCAAGATGGCAAAGTTGAACCAACTACGTCAACTAGCTTGGTTCCATTATTGATTAGTGCACATGACTCTGGCCATCAAGCCTGTGTAATAACAGTAGAGCAAGGAATGTCATGTACTTTACGTAAAACTAAAAATGGCATAGAATACTATTATGCCGCATTAGGTGTAAATAGATCATTTAATAATTCATTAAATACTTTAAACAATGGCAGCAACTAGTAAACATTACGGAGACGTAGCAATTTGGATTGAAAAGGTAATTGACTCATGTGAGACTCGTGAACAAGACCAAGTTGCTAGAAAATTAATAAATCAATTTACAAAGGTCTATTCTGAATTGGAATTTGGAGTATACAGTAAATTAACCAGAGACCTTAGTATAAGACTTGATGATAAAACTATGAACCGATTAGAAAATCGATTAACTGCACTAAAACATGCCACTACTAATTAAATTACACGAAGACGGTCGAGAAGAGTTTAAAGAACAGGGAGCTCGAGTTGAAGCAATTGCCTGGAATGAGGACCGCAGCTATAAAGAAGTTGTTGGTAGTGAGCCAGTTATTGGCTGTTCAATACTAGTCGGCTCAGTTACAGCACGGTCATATTCTGATCAAGATTATTGGCTTACAACTAAAGTAACTGAAATACTTGAAAAACAGCTAGATTCAGCAGGTCATATTGACTTTGTAAAGTTTAGAACTGAAAAGTCAGTTTATGTACTGGTTGGAGATCTAGAAGAATGGAAAAAATATAAAAATAATACCTCTAAATAATATGAACACTGAAAAACAAGTAAGCGACATTACCCATGGAATTGCAGCAGTTACCAAAGATGAAAAGGACGGCTCAATTTTTGTTTACCATTTTTGCGGCTATTTTGAAGAACCTAGCTTAGCTGATTTTGAAGCATTAAGAAAAGAATTAGAAACTGATCCTGAATTTGGATTGGTTGGCATGGACTTTGAGTTGATTGCAGCAACTGATGACATGATAAATCACGTGAAGAATGAAAGTAATATTTCTTGATCATGATGGCGTTATTTGCTTAGCAACTGAATGGGGTGGGCGATTCAAAAAACGTGCATTAGCTGAAGGTATAAAGTCAGCTGATGAAACTCCAAATATGCCAGTAGAATACAGATTTGATAATTTTAATCAAAAGGCTATTGATATTCTTAATGAGATTATTGCAGAAACTAATGCTGAGATTGTAGTAAGTTCGGATTGGACCCGTTGGGCAACAGTAGAAGAAATGGGAGAATATTATGAATCAAAAGGAATCATTAAGAAACCTATTGCATTTACTCCTAGTTTAGGTGCATGCGATTGGCATAATGAATCAGTATTTGTATGGAGTCCAAAATGGGATCTTGAGCAAACGCGAGCAGTTGAGATCAGACAGTACTTAGTTGACCATCCAGAGATTACTCATTGGGTTGCAGTTGACGATCTTAATATGGGAGCTCCATATACTGACCCAACTTGGGGAGATAGTGATAGAGAATGGGGCCTTAAAAATTTCGTATTAACTCCAAAATCTAGAGAAGGTATTAAACAGTCTGGAATTAAAGAAAAAATCTTAAATTTTTTATTATGAGCACCGAAACAATAGTTACTGAGCAAGATGCAAAATACAGCAGAAATGCTTATCTTAAAATAGTAGATGATAAAGTTGTATTTGATTGTTCAGATACTGAATATGGGCCAATTCAATTTGACTTGGAATTACTAGAAGAAAAAATTAAACAACATAAAGAACAGTATGGAAAATAATGAACTTAGCTTAATTGAACAAATTGCAAAAGAAGGTGCAATTCAAACAGTTCAAGCATTAGCATCAGCTCAGCAAATGGGCATGGTTACTTCGCAAGAAGACTTAACTCAATTACTTCAGTCCGGAATGGAAGTTGTAATAGAAGAGTATATTCAAAGAATCGAAAATCAATCTAAAATTATTCTAAATGAAGCTGGAAGTATTCGAAAAGATAATAACTCAAATTAAGGATCAACAAGATAAAAGTAGAACTCTGTATCGATTAGGAGTTGACTTGATGGACTATGAGGATTCTTATTGTGCTACTATTACTTTATTACTTAGAGCGTATTATGGAAAGGATGCCGAAGATTGGATTTCCTGGTTTATTTATGAAAGGGATGACTTAGCCGAAGATCCAAATCAGGCTTGGGATAAAGATGGTAATCCAATTTGCTATGATATTCCAAGTCTTTGGAAATGTGTTGAGGAAATGAGATGCTCAACTGATTTTGTTGAATATTGTCTTGAAAAAACTAATCTTGACTTATTTGAATCTATTTTTGGCAGGCCTCATTAATATTTAGTATAATAACCTTATGATACATTCAAATCAAACTAAAATCATTAATAAGATTAGTCGAATGCATAGATTTAAAAGGCTATCTCAACTACTGGCGCTTCGTATAGCTAAAGCGCTTGATCCAACTACAATTAAGTCAAATAACTTTGATAATAGCGAACGTGAAGCGGCTAGTGTTTTTAAAAAAATGATTAAATTGTCAAATAGCGAATTGTTAATTAGTCCAGTACTTGGCAAACACTATGTTAAAAATGATGAGAATCATATTTTAATAATAATGGATCAGAATGAGCTTACTGTTATTAATCATGTTTTCGGTTATAATATTAGCCTTTCACCAAAAACCTATAAAACTTTATATAATGCTTTTATTGAAGAAGTTGAACTCCGACGTAATGAAATGGAAGCCAGTTTTAGAAATAATGTCAAACATTCATTAAAAACCTTAATTACTAAAATAGATGAACAAGTTCAATAGGTTATTCGCAATTGGTGCTAGTATTATTATACTAGTAACAGCACTGGTAGTTACTGGTACAGCATTTGCTGTATTTAAACCTCAGTCAGTTAAGGTTATATTGGAGGCAGACCCGATCCAGCATGATACAATTAGAATTGAAACTAAGGTTATTATTCATGATACATTAAGGGTACCAGTTTCATGTAAAAAACATCATTGTGAAGTACCGGTAACTAGCCCAAGTTCAAGTACTCCAGATACAATTAAAAAACAAATAGATTAAGTATGGAAGTAGGATTTGCAGATACATTCTTTGATAGTTTTAAAAGAATGATTAATAGAGAACGTTGGTATTGGAAAACCTGGGATTTTTTCAGATATGATTTACCTAGAGGTTTAAAAAATATGTGGATGTTTCGCAAAGCTGTCTGGGATTATAGATGGTGGAGCGGTCAACACGCAGTATTACCGTTATTACAGGTTGCGCTCCATAATATGGCAATCCGAATTGAAAGAGACGGTATTGAAGAAGAAACCAGTTCAGGTAAAAAGGTTAAAGCAATGAAGCGTGCTTCAGAACTTATGCAACACTTTATAGCTGACGATTTTATCCAAATGGCTGAGGCTGAATTAGGCGAAACCATACATCATCCATGGGAATTTGAAGATGTTCCAGATAAGCCGGGATATTCTCAATTAGTAGATCACAACACGGAAGAAGAACGAGACCATAATCGTAAAGTATTTGCACGATCTCGTGAAATTGAAGAGCAAGAATGGAACGAATTATGGCACCTAATAAAGGGTCAAGATTATTCAAAATTTGAAAAGGATCCTGATGGAGATATTGAACATAAAGCGGCATGGGATAATTGGCAAAAACAATTTGACGGTAGCGGATTACGCGGCTGGTGGGACTAATAAAATAACTACAATACATATATGGCAAAACACAATAGTAAAACCGGCAAAACACCAATGCTTGATTCATTCGGTAAAGACCTTACCCAACTTGCACTAGAGGGTAAATTAGATCCGGTTGTTGGCAGAGAGAAAGAAATACGTAGATGCAGTCAAATCCTGGCAAGGCGAAAGAAAAATAACCCTCTCCTAATTGGAGAACCTGGTGTAGGTAAAACTGCAATCGTTGAGGGTCTTGCTAAAATGATTATTGATAAAACTTGTCCAAGAGTTCTTTTTGATAAAAAGATAATAACTCTTGAATTAGCTAACTTAGTAGCGGGTACCAAATATAGAGGTCAATTTGAAGAGCGCATGGAGCAAATAATAGAAGAGGTTCAGGCGAATCCAAATGTTATTCTATTCATTGATGAAATTCATACCCTAATCGGAGCAGGTTCGGCAAGCGGATCATTAGATGCTGCAAATATCCTAAAGCCAGCGCTTAGCCGTGGAGAAATTCAGTGTATTGGTGCAACTACCTTAGACGAATTTAGAGGATCAATTGAAAAAGATGGTGCTCTTAGCCGCCGCTTTCAACAGGTTATGGTAAATCCATCTACCTTAGAACAGTCACGCCAAATCATCGAGAATATCAGATCTAAATATGAAGATCACCATTCTGTTAAGTATACGGATGAAGCATTAGATGCATGCGTTGCATATAGTGACCGATACTTACAGGACAGATTTTTACCAGATAAAGCAATTGACTTAATGGACGAAGCTGGTGCAGCAGTTCATATCAATGGAGTAGTTGTGCCAGAGGCAATTAAGAAATTAGAAGAAAAATTTGTTGAAGTAAGTGCTAAAAAACAAAAAGCGGTTGATGCACAACAGTATGAAGCTGCTGCAAAACTTAGAGATGACGCTCTTAAAGTAATGAAAGATATTGATGATGAGAAAGTTCAATGGGAGGAATCATTAAAGATTAATCGATTAACTGTATCAGAAGAAGATATTGCAAATGTTGTTGCAATTATGACAGGCATACCAGTTACTAGACTAAAAGGTTCAGAACTTGAAAGACTATCAACTATGGCTAAATGGTTAAAGGAAAGAGTTATTGGGCAATCTGAAGCAGTATCTAAATTAACTAAAGCAATTCAACGCTCACGAGCAGGTCTTAAATCTAAAAATCGCCCAATTGGTACATTCATGTTTCTAGGCCCAACTGGAGTTGGTAAAACTGAATTAGCTAAACAGTTAGCAAAATTTATGTTTGACACAGATGATTCCCTAATCAGAATTGATATGACTGAATTTGGAGAAAAATTTACGTCAACCAAATTAATAGGAGCTCCTCCAGGCTATGTTGGATATGAAGAAGGTGGACAGCTGACAGAAAAAGTAAAACGTAAACCCTATTCAGTTATTTTATTAGATGAAGTTGAGAAAGCCCATCCAGATATTTTCCATACCTTATTACAAGTATTGGACGAAGGCCATATGACTGATGGTCTTGGCCGAAAAATAGATTTTAAGAATACTGTAATTATTATGACTTCAAATTTGGGAGTTAAGGAATTACAAGATTTTGGTGGAGGTATTGGGTTCTCATCATCAACTCCATTTGAACAACAAAAAGAATTAGCATCAGGTATTTTAAGAAAAGCGGTTAGCAAACAATTTGCACCAGAATTTATTAATCGGCTAGATGATATTATTATCTTTGAGTCCCTAAAGAAAGAGGATGTTGCTCAAATAATTGAAGTTGAATTATTAGATCTTTATTCAAGAGTAAAGGAAAATGGTTATACTGTTGAATTAACAAAGTCCGCAAAAGAATTTTTAATTGAAGCAGGCTATGATCATAAATTTGGAGCTCGTCCATTAAAAAGAGCTATTCAAACTCATGTTGAAGATCTTATTGCGGAAGCATATATCGATGGTAACATTAAAGATGGTGACCACCTAGTAATTAACCATAAAGCTAAAGACACAAAATTAACTATTAAATAAAATGAATAACCGCCTAATATTTGTAATGATAAGTCTTATTGTAGTAGTATCAATACTGCTAACAGTAGTAAGCTTCTTTGAAAAAAAGAATAATAAACTAGAAGTTAGTCATATGCAAGCTAATGCACCACAGCATGTGCAAACAGTTGAAATTACCAAACTATCTAATGACTTTTCTAGTCGTGGTCTTTTTAAACTAACAGTTGATGATACAATCTCTATTTTAATTTACAGAGGAGTTGAGTCAGTATCAATAATACAACTTAAATAATGAAGATACTTGTAACTGGCGATCAGGGATTTATCGCAAAAAATCTAATTAGTAAATTAGATAAAAACTGGACAGTTTATGGAATAGACGTTAATGATTTTATGGTGGTTGACGATTGGCAAAGCCAATTAATTGATATTGTTGCAAGCCTATCGCCTGATGTAATATTTCATGTTGGAGCATGTTCTGATACACTAGAACAGAATGTAAATTACATGATGAATCTTAATTATGAAGCCACTAAAATATTAGCTGAATATTGTTATATGGCAAATTGTAAAATGATTTACTCATCATCGGCTGCAAACTATGGAACTAATGGAAAGAATCCGTCTAACTTATATGGCTGGAGTAAATACGCGGCTGAAGATATTGTAAAAGCAAAAGGCGGAATTGCACTTAGATATTTTAATGTGTATGGACCTGGCGAAGAGCATAAAGGTAAAATGGCATCAGTTGCATATCAATCATGGTTAAAAATCCAAGCTGGGGAAAAGGTTGTACTATTTCCAAAGAAACCAACTAGAGATTTTGTTTACGTTGAAGATATTGTGTCTGCAAACTTACATGCACTTGAGAATTACGAGCAATTTGCAGGCAATCATTTTGATGTAGGTAGTGGAGAGTCTAGATCGTTTGAAGAAGTTATGCAATTAATGCAAATACCATTTGAATACACTGAGGAATCAATAATTCCTAGCGGCTATCAATTTTTTACAATAAGTAACAAAAATGAATGGTTACCTGGCTGGAAGCCATCATGGACAATTGATACTGGTGTTCCAGCATATTTAGACTACTTAAAAAAATCAAAAGAAGATGGGCCATCAAATTAAACCAACAGTTTGCAAAGGTTGTGAAGTTCCAAAAGGTTGGGGCAGAGAAATCATAATTGAAAATAACGATAAGTACTGTGGCAAGATTCTACAATTTAACGAAGGTTGTAAATTCTCAATGCACTATCATTTGCTTAAGGATGAAACTTGGTATGTTAACTCTGGCATATTCATATACAGATGGATTGATACTGAAACGGCAGAAGTTCATGAGCAGCAACTTACGGCAGGTGATGTTGTTCGGCAGTTACCCGGACAACCTCATCAACTTGAAGCAGTGTTTGAAGGAGAAATATTTGAAGTTTCAACCACTCATATGGATGAAGATTCGTATCGAGTGTGGAAAGGTAATAGCCAAAAATAATTTAATAGCATGAAAAAAATTCTTGTAATAGGCGAAGCCTGTATTGACATATTTGAATATGGCAAATGTACTCGACTTAATCCAGAAGCACCAACTCCAATCTTTCAGTCAAACCATATTGAAACAAATGGTGGAATGGCAAGTAATGTATATGAAAATATCAGAAGCATTGCTGGAAATTGGGAAATTGATGTTGATTTTATAGGTCAAGCAAATGGAAAAATTACTAAACACCGATTTGTTGATATTAATTCAAATTATATTCTTTTACGAGTAGATAATGATGGGCCAGTTGAACCACTTACAATTGGTTCGCTTGATTCAAAAATTCTATATCAAATTACAGCGGCTGATATTGTAGTAGTGTCTGACTATAATAAAGGGTTCCTAACTGAAGAAACCTTAGAAAAGATTGCAAGACACGCTAAATTAAGTTTCATTGATACTAAAAAACCGCTAGGTTGGTGGGCTAATGATTTTAATTTCATTAAAATTAATAAAAAAGAGTTTGAGAATCCAGCACATGATAAGGACTTCATTGACAGCAGTATGGATAAGCTAATTGTTACACTTGGAGCAGATGGAGCTAAATGGAATGGAACTCAAGTATATCCACTTAACCCAACTGAAGTAAAGGACGTATCTGGTGCTGGCGATAGCTTTATCGCTGGTCTGGTGGTTGAATACCTAAAAAGTAATGATATTATCCAAGCTATTCAATTTGCTAATGTCTGTGCAGGCATAGCAGTTTCACAAAAGGGCGTAGTTTCAGTAGAGTGTCCAGATAAATAATTAAAAATATCCATACACAATGGGAAAATTTGGTAAAAATCGACTACCTAAGTTCATGAATAAACCTGATGATAGAATAGGTTCAAACCCTCACATCCAGGAGGACACTCTCGATGAAATAACTCAACCTGAAATAGTATCTATGTCTGGCCATGGAGATGACCATGCAATGATTATAATTAGAACTAAGAGTGGTGAAGAATTAGAGCTTCAATTTAATTATGATGGAGAAGGAATGTTAACTGCTCAACATGGTGAACACGAATATTCTATTCCAGTAGAGATTGATTATGTTGAATCAGATGACGACGATTTTGAAGATAAATGGGAATTAGAAGATGCGCCAGAAGGAGATCCTAGGTTTAGCGATAAAATGAATGAAGCTGCTAAAAAGCTTAGTGCTAAACAGAAAAAGTTCCTAGATAAAGACGGAAATGGCGAATTAACCAAAAAGGATTTTCTATTGCTAAATAAAAATAAGAAAAAGGATACTGAAGGTAAAGTTGCTGAAACTTTTGAAAGCTTTGTAAATGAATGCTGGACTCCTATGGAAGAAGGTTACAATTTAGCAATGTCAGAAGAAGCTAAAAGAGCAATTAAAGCACTATGCGAAGAACTGTTAATCCAAGAAGCTCAAAGATGTGATGAAGATGCTGACCCAATGCATACTTATGAAAACTATTTAAACGAATGCGGTTCATATATGACTGAGTGCATGATGGAAGCTGCTGCTAGTGTGTCAGTAGAAGAGTCAGAGGAAGATTTAATAGCTAATAAATATTACCCTAACCGAAAATTAAGAGGTTTGGACAGAGAGGCAAAACTTGCAGCAAATTCAGACTTTGCAAAAGATCCAGAAATATCAAACCCTACTCCTAGAGGAATATATTCATGTAAAAACTGCGGAACTAAATATGACGGTTACCCAGGGTATCATTGTAAAAAGTGTAAAGCCGAAGGAATGTCACTAGATCCAGATAGCCAAAGTAATGAATTAAAACGCAGGCATGTAATACGTGATGAAGACGATACGGCTACGTTTGATTATTAATAATACTACTTATTTTAAATTAAAAGCCCGTTTATCGGGCTTTTTTTATTTATGCTGGACCGGGAATAAATAATCATATGGATATGAAATATGTAAAGTCATATGGAAATTTTATAGAAGAATTACGCCAGGGTGATGATATTCCCTCTGATGAATATGCAAAAGCTGGAGCAGAAACCAGTTGGCAGCTAGAAGATGGAACACTAGTAACTCTTAATCAAATTATAGAGTTTTTAGATGATGAAAAAGTTCCAGTTGTTGAAATACCGACTACTGAATTAAAACATCTATTAATAGAGGTAGAAAGAGATCCAGCTAGAGTTGAGGCAGCTAACCTTGATTTCCCAATTATAATATCTAAGTATAAAAATGAATATTATAATATTTTAGACGGCCAGCATAGATTAGTAAAATCTGTAAAAAACAAGATTAAAGAAATTAAATGTCGAGTTTTAGATTTAGAAAATTGTCCTGAGGAATTTAAAAAAGTATTTATTAGATAATTCTATGAATAAGTCAAAAATGTCATCTGGTGAAGTTACGGTTCCAGCAAGTTCGTTTAATCAACAAACTGACCGGAATATTCAACCCAGCCCAACTGGAATCAGTATGGGTGGAATACCAACTCACTGGTTATCAAGTCAACCTATTTCAAGACGAGATATGACAGCTAATACAACTCCAATTGGATCAAATCCACGAATCTATAAAATTATTAGATTTGAAGAATTTCATTCCGGTAAATACCAAGGCGAACCAACAATTGATAAATAACAAAAAACAATTACTATGAGTAACAAAATTTTAAATTTCAACGACTTTAAAACTGGTGGAAAACTTAGTGACCCGAAGACGGCAACTAGCGTAAAAGCAGCAGAGCCAGTTAAAAAGGAAAAGTCAATAGACCAAGTAAAAAGAGCTGACCTAACTCATCCTAAAATTACTCTACCTGATTATACAAAGGTATCTAAAACCCCTATTCAAGAGAGCTCTACTGATACTCAAGCACAAATTGATATAATTAATCAGACAAAAGCACTTAGGGCGCAGGTTGCAGCTGCTGCCACTGATGAAGAAAAGATTAAGCTATTAGCTCAAATTAAGCAGATTGAACAACAAGCTGAACAAAAGGCAAAGACAGCTAAGGCTGCATAAAATTACTTAACTAAATGACTTTAGACGAATTAATATTAGATGTACAGAATGAATTGACATTTGCTAAAGCATTGCCATATTCTATTCCTGAACAAGAGATTAAGCGTATTATTACAATTGCTGAAAGATATTTTTATGATAATTGGAAACATGCAGTTGAGCCAAGATATTTACTAATACCAAATACTGTATTTACAAATCCAGCATTTAAAGTTGACCGTTCAATTCAATTACCTGATTGTGTAGGATTTGTACATAATGTAATGGAAGCAAAAGGTGGAGCCTCAATGTTTGGAACAATGGATTTAGACTTTGCGGATAATAAATTTATTGGATCAGAAATGTTCCTAACTCCATTTGTTGGAGAGTCAATTATGTATCGTACAGTTATATTTTCGTTTCTAGACCTGGTTAAAGGTTTTACAATTGATACATTTGCATACGACTATAATAAAAATACCAGAAAATTAGCAATTCTTGGAAGAACTCCAAAGGGTTCTCAAATGGTAGTTCATATTGCTAAAAAGATTCCAGCAGATGATCTATACAATGATGAAGTATTTCAAAGATACGTTAGAGCAAAAGCTAAATTAAGACTTGGTGATTTACTTACCACGTTTGACTATAATTTGCCAGGTGGAATAAAACCAAATTATACAAACTTAGTAACCAAAGCAGAAGCTGAATTAGCTGGAGTTATGGATATGATGAAAAGTGAAAATACTGCCGACTTCTTGTATTTTGCAAGATGGTAATTAATATATGATTCAACCAGTAGGAAAAGACCTTTATTTAAGAGCACCAGGCGATCCAAATTATCAAGAAGGGGTATTTGAATCAAATGACTCAATTGAAAATGCACTTCAGCAAGTACGGATGGTATTACTAACCAGACCAGGTGAAGTGTTAGGTGAAGATATTGGATTTAATGCTGAGAAATATCTTTTTGAATTTGAATTTTCAAGTCTTGAACCTATGGAAAAAGATGCAAATGACCAAATTAATGAATATGTGCTTTTTTCTAAACCATATAAAATAACAGCTAATGGATTTACGCTAGACGATATCGGCGATCCATATAAAGTTGGATTAGGCCTAGATATTAAAGTAGATGGTAAATCTGCATTTGCAACAATGTTTGACCTTTAATTTACTAACTATACTTAACAAAAAAAGCGAAGCATATGCTTCGCTTTTTTTTTGTTATATCAGTTAGACAGTTGTCGTAGTTGTTGTAGTTTCAGCAGCTGTCGTAGTTGTGGTAGTTTCAGCAACGGTTGTAGTTGTTGTAGTTTCAGCAACGGTTGTAGTTGTTGTAGTTGCAGCAGCTGTCGTAGTTGTTGTAGTTGCAGCAGCTGTGGTAGTTGTTGTAGTAGGAGCAGCGGTTGTAGTTGTTGTAGTTGCAGCAGCGGTTGTAGTTGTTGTAGTAGGAGCAGCGGTTGTAGTTGTCGTAGTTACTTCTCCACCTCCACCACCAGCAGCAACAGCCGCATTTGCAGCTTGATTACTGGCTTGACGAGCTTCCATTATATGTTTATTAATTGCGAATTCTCGCATTTCTTCTTCGTATTTACGACGAATCTCTTTTTGTTCAGGAGTTTCGTCTCCCCAATTAACAAATTTGTCCATTATGTAGTAGTATTTTTAATTAAAGTTATTTATTCTGGCTTTTAATCCAAGTTTCAAAATCAATCTCAGGTTTCCAAGATAATATTGAATCAGCTCTATCAATATTAGCAAGACTAACCTTTGGTTCAAGTCTAAACCCAATTGATTCAGTATTTCCTCCTAGCATAGAGGCAATTTGATTAACACTAAGTGATTTGCCTGAGCCTATATTAATAACTGAGTGCAGAAATTTAGATGATAAAGCTAAGAAGTTGGCTCTGGCAACGTCTTTAACGTGAATAAAATCTCTGGTTTGATTACCGTCATTTACAATTGGTAATTTCTTACCAAGTTTAGAATTTTCTAAAAAGATTGGAATAACTGACCGGTATGAACTTTTTGGATTGGTTCTTTCCCCAAATACATTAAAATATCTTAAACAAGTTGTAACTATTCCGTAATTATGCGAATATAATTTACAATACTGTTCACCGACTTGTTTACTTAAAGCATATGGTGAAATTGGGTCAGACTCAATTTGTTCAGAGGTGGGAGTACTTAAAGTATTTCCATATACTGAACTTGATGAACTAAATACGAATTTTTTAACTCCAGCAAGTCTACATGCTTCAAGCATATTAACTGTACCTGTAATATTAACTTGATTATAAGGTTTAGGATCCTCTAATGATCCCTGTACTGAAGTTAATGCGGCTAAATGGAATACACATTCAGAACCTTTAATGATGGTAGCAATCTTCTTGGGATCATCTGCAATATCATAGACTCTAAGATCAACTCTGCCCTTAGGTAAATTTGAACGTTTTCCACTAGACAGATCGTCTATTACTATTACTGCATAACCTTCCTGTAAGAGAAGATCAACTAGATGAGAGCCGATAAAACCTGCTCCACCAGTTACTGTTACTTTTTGAGTCATCTATATTAAAATTAAAGTTGTCCTTTAGCTCCAACTTCAGAAGAGGTTTCACCAGTTGGAGCAGTTTCACCAGCTGGAGCAGCAGGTGCTCCACCACCAGCCGCAGCAGCTCCACCTCCACCAGCCGCAGCTTCTGCTGCTTGACCAAAGGCAGCTAAGTAATTACGATTCTTGTCAATATCTTCATCACTTAGTTTTAAGTATTCCTTAATTAGGTACTCTGTTGAGAAGTACGGTTTGTTTTCATCGTCAACTACAGCTTTCATTGAATTTAAGGTTGCAAGACGCTTATTCAATAATTCTTGATTCTTGATTTCTTCAAACACATTATCATCATGCCATACCATACCAACGGCATTTGCAAATTTGTGATCGGCTTTAAGATCCTTAACATCCAAACACATTTGTAAATAAAGAGGTTTTGTAATAAGTTCTTTATAGGCAGAACGTAAACGTTTTACAAATTTATTGTATCTGATCTCTTCTCGTGAAATACCTTCAGCATTCATAGTATATGCACCTTGACCTTCGGACCAACGTGAATAAGGTAATTTAGAGTCAAGTTTTAATTTATCATGGAAGTACTTTAATAATTCTGAACCTGATAAATTTGGGCCAGGATATTCAAGAGCTTCAATCTCAATTTTTTCTCCACGATCATTTACTGGAAGAACGTAATTTTTATAGAATAGAATATTAGGTTTTCCATCAACACTTAATTCTCCAGTAGAACCATCAAATGAAATATCTTCCTTTAATGTATTTGTAAATTCTCTAATGTCTTCTTTTGCTTTTTGCATTGACTTGGTTCCAACTGGAACAGTCGTCTTTAAACGAATTGGAGCATTCATTGTATGCCAAATAACTTTAGAATGTTCAATTAAACGAAGTAGATTAAATGATCTAACTAATCGCTCAACAAAACTTACACGCTTTGTGCGGAATTCATTTGAGTATGAAATATAGATTATTTGAGAGTCGGTTAAGGTACGATTCATTTTATTTAATGGATCGCGTTGGGCCCATTGTAGATAAATCAAACCGGCTGCATCCTTTTTAACTTCAGGATAGAGAGTAGATGGATCTAATTCTTTAAATCCAATAATATCTTTTGGGTTAGACAAATTATCATAAATGATCTCAAAAGCCAAATGGCCTTCAATTAACCATTGATAAAAATACTGCCATGCAGAAATACCTCGGTCAAAACTCCAAGCACTATAAATCTTTTCAAAATTTTCACGATACTTATCAATTACCTTTTCTTGGTAATTAAGACGCTCTTCTTTATTTTTACCACGATAATTAATTTCACCAATTAGGTCATTTGGATAACAGAATCGATTATCTTCATCATATACAATTGCATCATCAGTAATTGTCTCAATAATAAACTCGATTTCACCGTTTGATGCAAGATCACGAAGGCGTTCTCTTTTTTGAACATAATCTAATTGAAAAAATGCAATTGATTTGTTTTTTAAGGACGAAGTTGTATCAGATAAGGCAAGAGTTGCTCTCATTAGATCATCGCCCATTGCATTATTAAAGCCAGTCATCTGACCTTCAATATAACCAATTGCTTGAGAGTTTTTTACCAAAAGGTCATCGTACTTCATACCAAAACGGCTTAGAGCGGTTAAACCTGATCTAAGGCCTCTTAATGGGTTACTATCTAAAAATCCTGCCATTTATTTGTTTTATTTTATTTCAAAGAGTGAAAAACTTGATCTTGCTGATATCATTTCATCAGTTGAATAGTTTGCTAAGTGTAATTTAGGAACATCATTCCAATCTATTAATGATAAGTTTCGCATCTTTTCTCTATTGTATTTATTCACCAGAAGATTGAATTTAATATCAGGTAAACCCGATACAGCTTTTATAAAGTCTAAGTTAACTCGATAAAAGGCAGAAAGTTCACTCATTCTGAGCCGTTTATCAATATCAATCAAGGTTCCATCTGAATAGCATTTATCAAGCAAATTTGCAACCTGCTTAAGATACATTCTGATAAACTTTTTACGTAAAGGCTGTGACATTAGCTTGACATTTAAACCAAAGCCGTCAGTACTTAGTGCCAAAAAGATTGGACGATTATCGTAAAATGGCTTTTTAACTTTTGGGTACCTTTCAATTAGCGAATTTTCTCTGGTTGATGGGTTCTTCATCATTTCATATTCATCCCAAGTTGGAACCTGATCAGGGCTAATTGGGTCAAGTTCTAAATGGGTATAAAAATGCCCAGGCATTAAAAAGGTTTTTGATGAATTTGACCCAAATATATGATTTGGATTTGGACTAAACTCTGGGTCTGTTCCATTCTGATAAAAATCCTTTAATTTCTCTAATTGATTCATTTATATCTTTTATATTGATTTGAACAGAAAGTTTTCGGTTATTATGCCAAATTTTAAACCTCGTACTAATGCAAACTCTTTAGCTGCTTCAAATTTAGCCTGGTTCACAATATATTGCTTTGCAGCATATACATAATTAGCAGTTTGCTTGTCAGTCATTCGAGCTGGAGCAGTTGGTGGTTTTGTATACTTATCAGGTTTTACTTCAATTAGCCAAGACTGTTCATTACCATCATTATCCTTAGTTGTAATATAAAAGTCAATATAATAAGTATGCCCACGTTTGTCTAATGGAGAATAGTAAGGAATTCCAACTGGTTCACTTGAATATTTAATAACAGTTGGGCTGTGATCGCACCATTTAAGAAATTTGAATTCCCAGCTTGACCTGAATATAATTTGAGAAGGATCTCCTAAATATTTCTCTGGGTGTGCGGGTTTAAAATAACCTTGACGAATTACTCCAGCTCTAGGTTTTAAAAATGTCTTTATACTCTTTGGTTCTTTAGGTTTCATACAGTTATTTATAGGTATGCCATGTCAAACACGGAATCGCTAAAATAGCTGTTGAGCCAAATGTTAAATTCTTTAAGTGAATATTGAGAATCCCTATCATGTATATAGCAAAATAGATCATTAATGTCTTTGACTTTATTTAATGAAACTTGGTCATCAATTGAACTAAATTTTCTTTTTAGGTCGCCAATTGCTTTATTCCATAAAAATACTGAATAACCTTGTTTAATAAAGTTCATCATTTGGGTTTTACCAGCCTTGTCTCGGTCAAATAAGACTTGGGTTGCACCTTTTGCTCCAAGATTAGAAAAAATACTGCGGGCTTTTGATGCTCCAGAAGTTGCAATTGCATTATCTACAAATAGAGAGTCAAATTGGCCCTCAGTCATTCGGATAGGTTTACTAAAATCAATATTTAAGATATTAAAATAGTTATTTAGAAAATTTGCATCCTCTACTAATTCTTTGGTTAAACCTTTTTGGGAAAATATTTGAGAAAGGTCAGTATATGATTTAATAATATATTTACGCTCAGTATTTGGATCAAGATTACGAATTGAAAAGCCTAATAACTTACCTGAGCGTCTATCAAAATTAAAAATATAAACCTTATTATCGGAGGAGTCAGTATAGAGGCAATCTCCAAAATCTTCAATTAAGTTAAGGCCTCTACCTTTTATGTATTGATATGCAGTAGAAGCTTCGTCAACTAGGTCAAGTCTTTTTAAAGAAAATCGGTTAATTACATCAGTTATTTTAACTAATTGTGAAGTATCAGAAGTTAGAAATCGAATTAATTGATTTTCAGTTCGCTTTGCCTGAACTGGTTTGTATTCATCCTCTAAAATAAAGCTTGGCAACATTATTCCATGCTGCTTGCTCATTCGTGCTACAAATTCTCCAACTGTCATGTATGCCATGCAGCCATCATTAAAACATTTGTAGGCTCCAGTATCTAAATAGAGGTTACCGCGCTTCTTAGCAACCTTTTTATCAGAGTCACCGCAAATTGGACACGCAAAATTTAATTTACGGCCAGTATCACCATCAATTTTTTGTTTTTCTGGAACATCATGAAATCTTTTACGTAAAAGTGTTTCAATGAATGCGGTTATTTCTTCAATCTTCATGTACTACGAATTTTGCCGCTTTTGGATTTACAGGTTTTGTGGCATTTTTGTAAGCTTTCTCCAAGTCATATCCCATTTTGTAATAGTCTTTGCCTTGTTTTATTGCCTTTTCGTACTTATCAGTTTGTAACCATGAACCTCCATTCGGCGAGTTAATTATCTCAGACCAGCCATTTGCTCTTAAGTATTCTTGCATTGTTTCAATTGGAATTGCAAATGGATCACTTACTTCAAGACCTTTTTTCTTTGCAACTCGGTCTCGATATTTAGCAAGCTCATGTTTTGGAACAATTACCGTATTTAAACCATATTTAGAAATAGCTGAAATATAGGTTGTAAATAATTCTGGCGGTACTTGTAAATCTGGGTTACCAATAAATGCTTGACAACTTTCTGGAATTTCACAATATTCTAAAGTTTCAGTATTTACTGAATACAGTGGGAACGTTTCTTCTGGAGTAAAATCTTTGCTGCGACTTCTGGATTTAACTACTTCAATTTTTCGGGTTAATTTTGGAGTTAACTCAGTAAATCCAATTGCAACCAATAATTTATTGATTGGCTCAATAATTAATCTAAAGAATTGCTGATCGCGATCCATAGGTACAGCAATTTCTTCAGGATAAGAACCTGGAGCATAGGCAAAAATATCAAAATCATATGCATTTTTAGCTGCATAATAAAATTTAATTTTTGAACCACTACGAATTAAAGGATACTTTTGATTGTTGGTTGATTTAATTAAGTGATTATGATAGGCAACTGCCCTACCGTAAATTGGCATTCCAGTTTCTAATACTAGTGGAACTAAACTTTTTAAATAGTCTTCATAAACTCTAACTGAAAAGTTAAATGCAATTTCTTCAACCGGTAAAGCATCACATTCAGTTTTTAATGCTGCAAGTTTTGGAATAAGATCGCCTTCTAAATCAATATTATAACCAATATCAAGTAGATAGGAATAAAGTGTTTGTAAATGTTGTCTTGCCCAAACTGGATATGAGGCTTGAATTGCCTCAAGGCCTTTAATAATTAATGACTCTTTATCTAAAAGGCGTTCGTGCTTATTATCTTTATATGAAACCTTTAAAATATATTTTTTCTTTGCTAACCAAATTCCAGACCTAGATAAATTTTCAAGTTCAAAATTTTGGCGGTTATCTGTATTAAAGTGAACTGCATATTTTTCAAATGCCTGTTCAAAATAATTTTTAAGTCGATGGCGGTTAATTGCTAAACAAAATTCAAGGGATTCGGTCTCAGTTAATTTAAAATCTTCAATAGATTTAATCGCATAATCAAAGCATACATAAACCGAATCAGTATCTGTGTACACAGCAGCTTCTTTCTCAATTTTATTAATGGTTTTACCGGAAATACCTAATTTCTCGTGAAGTTCTGTATCGAGGTGCCACTTTTGTTGAAAATAGTGGTTGATTGCTTTGATTGAAAATTTAATTAAGTCTTGACCTTGTAACGTAATAGATTGAGCAATTTCATTATTATGAAAATAGAAATACTTATTACCAAATGCACCATAAAATGAGTTAATCAAGATCTTGATTGCATTTTGTTTTAAATCGAGTGACTTTATTTGTTGTTCTAGTTGTTTTGACATATCTTGTTATACTTGACGTTGCATATTTTGGTTTAATATACTAATAAATAACCTAAAAGTTAACGAACGGTGAAAGAAATCACTAAAGACGAACGCTTGATTAATCAAACCTATCCATTTTTGGTAAATTTCCCATTTAGGGATGAATTTACTATGGAAATTGCTAATTCTCCGGTTCTTGCAGCAATGTTTGATGATGAATTTGAACCAGTTAGAACCTCTAAATCACCAACTGTAATTGATTTTATCCATAATGGTAGCCCAATAAAGTCAAAAATTTCAATATTTAAAGAAGATTTACTTTGGATTGATGAGGTTGCTTGCTCTATTAAAAAACTTGATAAAATATCAAAACAAATAGATCGTGGATTAAAATCCAAAGATTTATTAGTAAAGCGTAATATTTCAATTGAAACCGACGAATGGTTGACTGGCGTAGCTGATCCAAAGAGTGCATTAAGCAGAGAAGTATTTAATGAAGTACTTGGCAGCCTTGTATCAAATCAACCCATTTCAAAAGTTACAGAACTTGTAAATACTATAAATAAGCTATATTTAAAAAAGGGAATAATTAAGTTATCTCAAACTGATGCAAACTTAATATTTACGTTTATTCATTTTAGACTAATTTATGCAAAGCTTATTTTGGGAATTGTTATCTCATCAAAAATATCAATATAACACAAATGGAGCAGCTGAATCAATTTATTGAATATCTTTATACGGTTGAAGAAAATTCATCCTCCTTAAACCAAGAGCAAGTAAAAAAACTTCAAATGATTCAGTCAAAGGTTACTGAGATTGTAAATAAAGTTGAATCTATTGCAACAAATGCAGTTAATCAATTACAACCAGTTGCTCAACCTCAACTAGAATTACAGTTAGCTGAAAATTCAGTATTTAGGTTTGGCGAATTTATTGAAATTAATGAGAAAATTGTACAACGTGGTAAAAACTGGGTTGTTATGAATAAGAAAGGTACTAAAGTTTTAGGTACACATCCAACCAGAGAAAAAGCAGTTAAACAGTTACAAGCAATTGAAATAAGTAAAGCTAGTCACTAATGAAATTACAAAGATTCCAACAGTTTATTAATGAGGCCAAACACTGGTCAGAGGATCCATTCTTATACGCTCGATATGCAGAGTTGTTTACTGATTTTGGTTTTGAAGCGGATATTCCCGACCTAATTCATGCAGTTGAACAAAAATGGACTGACTTAAAAAACAACTATTGGTGGAATCGAGAGAATAGGCAATGGCGCAAGGATCATTTTGCACTTGATGTAAAGATACACGCTTGGCCAGATTCAGAGAAAGTTAGATTAATGCTTGGCGAACCTGATATGCCAGAAGAAGCAATTGATGACGAATGGTGGGTTTGGTTTAATGATGAACGTGAAATATTTGTTGACGACTTATATAGTCTCTATCCATGGATTGGTGATATTAGTTGGGGAGGTAAAAGCGGTGGCTGGTTATTATTAGCTCCACCAGTTGATGATGAAGATACCCGAAATGAGATAGTAGAGCGCTGTGATGAATATAATAGTGAAAAAGAGTTAATGAAAGAAGATGGTACGTTCGAGAAGGCAATTGAATTAGAAAATAATGAACGCCATGCTAGATTAGTAAGATTAGGATTAACTGATGCATCTAGTGAAATTACTGAATTAAAAGAAGCTATTGAAGGATTTAGAAATCACCTTAATTCAGTATTAAAAGAGTTAAGTCAATGGGAAGTTGACATGGAAGCAATAACTGCTAGAGTTAGTAAATTTGAAAAGAATGCTGAAGAATACTTCTATACATGGTTAAGCAATAAAGAAGATTAAAAATATACGGACTTAGGACCGTAATAGCCTCGGCTATTTGAACCTCTCGATATCGCTATCCGGGAGGTTCTTCGTTTTTATCGACCTATAAATTTAGTTAGATCAAATCGGTGTTTGCTTACAATAAATTTCTCTTTAAGATAAATCGTTTCCCTAGCCTTTCCATGTTTTACAATATAACCATCAAGGTCATCAATTAAATCGTATACTGTAACTTCATGTTTTCCAGCAAGCTTACGCATGCCTCGACCAATCGCTTGACGAATTGTAACTTCTGATTTATAGCTCTCAGCAAAAATAATTTGATTGACCCTTTTTAAGTCAATACCTGTAGCAAAAGTACCATAACTTGCAACAATGACGGCTCCTACTTCTCGTTCCATTGCCTCTTTATAGTCAGCACGATCTCCACCATCAACTCCACCATCGATATAGTATGCATGTTCATTCCACTCTTTTATCTTATCGCAAATTCTTTGGCCATATTGGTCCTTTACATTAATGAATAGAATTAAGGTATTACCACCAAGTTTTTTAACAAATGAAGAAATGAACTCAATTCTAGGCTCATATGAAATAATAAATGCACGTTCTGCATCAAATAATTCTTTACCAGCTTTACCGGATTCTCGGAGAGCTTTGTATTCTCTAACAAATGGTTCAGTTATCGGATATTCTAGGTTAACCATTTTAATATAGACATTTGGCGAGTGTTCTTGATCAATTAGGAAACTTGATTTAAGAGTCATACTTAATGGACCTAAAAATTCTTGAATTTTAAAAAAATCTGAATATTGTTCTTCAATTTTAATTGTACCCGAAAGTCCAAGTTTATATTCAACATTAGTTGATGCCAATAAAATATCTTTAATTGAAGCTCCTCTTGATGTATGGCACTCGTCAATACAAATAACTGAAAATCTTTTAAAGAATTCAGGTTCTTTGTTTTTTAAACTTTGATAAGTTGAAATAACTAGATCAGCCTCTTCAAATTTCTGTTCGGAATATTTGTTTTGACCCCCAACTGCTAAAACTGAATAGTTCATTAGGCCAGTATGGTAATCCTTTTCAAATTTCTCGGCAGTTTGGCCGACTAATGAAATGTTAGGAACTACAATTAGGGCTTTTTTATCTTTAGTGATAATTCCTTTACGTTTTAGGAAAGAGATATAAATGTATAAAATTAGAGTTTTACCAGCAGAGGTTGCAAGTTCCTGAGAACAAAATTTATATTTTAAAGCTCTGTGAGCTGCTTCAAGTTGGTAATCATATGCATCAATTGGTAAACCGTCTAATAGTACAGATGCAAATTTATCTAATTGGTCCTTGGTAAATGATAGGTTAAGTAGATCCTCTAAGCCATCAATGTTTATTTCGTAATCGTATTTCTTGCCAAAATTAATAATTTCCTTCCATAAACCAACACCAATCTTAAGGTCAGCATCAATAAATTTATCGTAACCGTCCCATAATTTTCGTTTGTATAGCTTATTAAAATGATAGCCCTTTTGTCTCTTCCTAAAATACAGTTGCAAGTCCTTAAGCTCGCGCTTCATTTCGTGCTTAACTAATTGTAGGTGTTGACGGTCATCCGTTAATTTAAAAGTTAACAAAGTATTTGGTAATTTTAATGCCCATCTAATAGTTTTTGGACATCTAATCTTGTTTTTATTCCAAATAGAACAGCATCAGTTGTTTTAATTGATTCTGCATAAAACGCAATTTGATTCTCAATCTGTTCTAATTTTTCTTTGATTGTTGCAGTTTTACCGTCAACTATCGTATTCTTTTCGTTAGTACCATATCGGATTTGATGATTCTTTGAAGCATCAACCCATTCTTCACCTTTCTTTTCGCGATACGTCTTTTTTAATTGAGTAAAGTGCTCAATTAGGGTATGGTTTTCTTCTAATAATCGCTGGCGTAGACTTAGGAAGGTAACTTGAGCTTCTGGTATCTTTCGGATATTCTCAAGTAATTTGATTCCAATATAAATTTCTCCAGAGAAAGATTCTCTCTTTTCTCTGAATACTTCAGCAATTGTTCTTTTTTGGGGAGTTTGTTCTTCCATCTAAATATTCTATCAAAAAGCTTAGTTAAGTTTTAACTAACGAAAGAATAATATACTCCTTCTATTTGATAAAAGTCAGATAAAAAGTCAGTAATTGTGGTACTTGCATAAATGGTATCACCAAGTGGATGGCTATCACCGTTCTTATAGAATACAGATACACCTCCATCATATAGACACACTATTGAATCTAAGTTATAGTGCTTTATTGAACCTTTTGCCATGTTCTTAAATTCATCGTCTGTCACTTCAGTACCATGATTAGTAACAAAAATACTTGGAAAAGCTCGTTTCATTCTATAACCTGCACTTTCAATTGAGTGTATCACTTGTAGAACATAACTTAATTTTCCATATGAATCAAGGTCAGCTAAGACTTTATTATATTGATCTGGATCGGTAAAGTTGTAAACAACAAAAGGTCTCTGGTTTTGCACACAATCTCTAACCAGGTTGTACCTGTTTCCATTGTATTCTCTGGTATGTCGTATTGATCTGCTCATTATTTAGTATATTAGATAAAAC